GTAGCCTCGTCAATCAGCACCGTACCAATACTACCCAACACCCGCACCGACGGCAGATGCTTCCACAGATAAGGGAGGCCAGCGGCAAAAGCCACAATCAACCCGCTCACCACCACAGTGGCTAACATTAGTTTGCGGTCCTCGCCTTCTGCGAGCCGACGAGCCTGTGCCAGCGTGATCGGACCATATACATTTGTTTTCTTACCCATCAACCATTCGCGCATCCTCGCAATCCAATTCGTAGGGATAAGCCGTTGACCAAAACGCACCACACCATACAGTACTAACCCAATCAGCGCCATAACCTCAACTCCACCCGCGACAGGGTAGATGCGGCCTAGAGCCAACAACGCTGTCATCATTCCAGCCAAGATCAGATAGCCAAGAACTCGTGGCGACGACGCTTGTTTTCGCAGCCAATCTAGAACACCCCCCAACCGACCAGTGCTGCGCATAGCGCCCACCGCCGGGGAAAGCAGCAACGTCGCCACACCCAACACCCCCGCCAGTGCAAACCCCACCCATGCAAGAGGGGAGAGTAGTGAGCCAGTGACCGCGCCAGTGTCCATCGTCACGTACATTGTCAGCAATATTGTGGATATCAGTACCAGAACCCAGATGCCGTGTCCTAGCAGATTGCCTGCCACCGCAGCCACACTAGGACCAACCGCCTGTTGCAACACGCTGGCCCACGAGTTAACACCATCATCACCCTCCCCCTCTTGCATACGGCGGTACAACAAAGTGCCACCACCAATCACTGCGAGGATGCCAGCGATGACATAACTGATGATGCTCGAAATTGGTGGAAAACCAGAGATAGTTGATGCTGACTCGGCAGCGCCAATGATCAGCACTACGGATAGTAAGAGGAAGATGAGTGGGGATGCGGCGTCCATTTAGACAGGTGTCTGTTTTATCACACTCTAATATTCCGACCGATTCAGTCGTTGATCCAGTGTCTTACGACCGTGGCAGTTGCGGCACAATGCAGTGAGGTTTTCGATCTCATTAGTTCCGCCGTCTTGCAGTTCGATGATGTGATCCACTTCATAGGTAGCCTCGAGCATTTCGGCGCAAGAGGCGCATCGCCAATCTTGGGCCGCAGCGACCGCGCGCTTCCGGGCTTCTGAAACACTGCGCTTAACTCGGGTGGGCTGCGAGACTGGCGACCCCATGGTTGATAGTGAGGGTGCCTGGGGAACAGGCGAATTGTGCATGTAGCCCAAACTGGTGCTGATGAGTTGAGTGGTGGCATTGCTTGGAAGTGCCGATACGATGCCGGTAGCAGTCTGCACCATGCTCATATTGTTGGCGCCGGGTTTGTTAACTAACAACAACAGTCCTAGTCCAACCAGTGCAATCATGGCGGCCTGACCGTACCGTTTCCACGAGAGCACCCGACGTTGGAGGGCACCTCCAGTTAATACATCGCCCATGAGGACTCCGCAAATGAGAACCACTAACAACGAGCGCCTCAGATTGATTCGTCCTATCCCTATTCCGCTTAGTTTTTGATTAAGACCGCTGAAGGTGCGCATGACAGGGGTGTGCTACATTCAATCGACAAGATTACAGTTTTTCTGCGGCTACCACTATCCCCAACGCCACCGCTAGCACTCCCAGAGTTAACAGCTGTCGGGTCTGCCGTTTCTTCTTAGCTGCCAACGTCTGGGCCTCGAGCGCTTTAATGTCTTCATCGTGGCGATAGCAGACGCGGACACAGTTCATTGCCCAATGCAACAGCTCACGACGAGAACTGAGGGCTGGCTTGACCGAGTTGAGGTGGATGTAGGTGATAAAGGCATCGCGATCAGGGCCCTCGGGTAATAGCATGTGAAAGCCATTGAGGATGATATAGGCCGCACGTCGCTCTTCGGCTGATGGCGTCACTGGGTAGCGGTTGGCAAAGATCGGCAAGAGTCGTAGATTGCTCATCTGAGTGTGCTGCCATACCGCACTAAGAGTCGCAAGCCATCTAGACCGCTATTATACCCTCTTGCAGGCCTACCTTTCATGCGCTACGAGGTGTCTGAATTGCGGGGAAATGCTCGGCTACCCACACTGAGTGTCGGTATCATCGCTGTTTGCATCCGCGAAGGCGTTCCTTATTTTCTGATGATCAACCGGAAGGATACGATGGCATTTTGCGATCTAGTACGACGCCGTTACCGTATCGCCAATCCGGCGCAACTCCAATGTCTGGTTAACGGTCTGACACTAAATGAAAAAGAGCGAATTGCCACACTGCCGCATTCTCAGCTATGGATGGAGATGTGGAACGATAACTCTATTGTGAATCACAGCGAACAGCAAACGTCAGAGAGGTGTCTGCGGGCGATCCGTGAGGATAGCACGATGTTACGGGATGCCCTAGAGAAGAGCCCCACCACGTGGGTCGAAACTGAATGGGAGTTTCCAAAGGGTCGCAAGAATTGTCAGGAACGGGATCAGGCATGTGCACTACGAGAGTTTGAAGAGGAGACCGGGATACCCGCTACACAGCTAGAACTAATTACGAATTTCATCCCAATCGAAGAAACGTACACGGGCACGAATGGAAAGGCGTACCGGCATCGGTACTATATAGGCCTTATTGCAGATCCAGATAGGCTGGATTTATCGCTTTATCAGCGTTCCGAAGTGAAAGAGGTGAGGTGGGTGTCTTTGGAGGAAGGGTTGCGAATCATTCGGTCGTACCACGGTGAAAAGCGACGTGTGCTGACGATTGCGGCCAAGTTGGTTGCGAATCTTCGGATAATGTCTGGCGAAGATAGCAGAGATGTCCGGCCTAGACCAGGCGCCGCCGAATCTTGGGGACGCGCCCACTGGGGCATCCGTCCCCCAGGGACTTCTCCCTGAGCCTGGCGATCCCAATTTTGCCGCCCGTCTTGCCGAGGTTCCCGAGTTTGCTTCCGCTCACATCGGTAAACTGCGGAAAAAGGAGGATCCTTGTGTTGTCAAGAGTGGCGATCCAATGTTTCAGATTGCGCCACATCAGCGATTTGTTCGGAGCTTCATGTCGGCATCAACTCCATACAATGGTTTGCTGTTGTTCCACGGGCTGGGCAGCGGCAAGACGTGTGCAGCGATGCAAGTAGCCGAGGAGACGTTTGCTACTTCGGCACGAATGGGTTCACCCCGACGCACTTATGTGGTGGCGGCTCCCAACTTGCAGGTGCAGTTCCGTGAGAAACTGTACGATCCAGAGGTGTTAACTCAACGAAACGGAGTGTGGACTATGCCGGGGTGTGTGGCGCCTGAGCTGCTACGGGAGGCGTTGCCTGATCCTCGATCAGTTGAGCCAAAGGAGACTATTGTGAAACGGTTAGAGCGGGCGGTTCGTCGCCGATATGCCTTTGCCGGTCCCGATCAGCTCGCCAATGCTGTTGCAAAAGTAATGAACAGATACGCCGGATTACAATCAAGTAGAACACGAACCAAGTTACAAAGGCGGGAGATGACCGAAGCGTTTGGCAACAGACTTTACATCATCGACGAAGCGCACGATCTTCGGGTGGGGGGAGCCGGCAACGCCAGCACCAAGCGGGCATGGGATGCTCTTAAGAAGATCGCCGAGATGGCTGAAGGCACCAAGTTGTTGCTTCTCACAGCCACTCCAGTGTTCGACGCCGCTATGGACATACTTAGTCTTCTTAATCTTCTCTTGCTGAACGATGGTCGTAAGCCACTTGCAGCGTCCGACTACTTTGATGGCAAGGGTAATCTGAAAGACGAGGGGGCAGCGGATCGTCTGGCGACCGCCACTACTGGTTATGTGTCGTTTGTGAGCAGCCAAGACACCGACGCCTTCCCTTTCTTGCTCAATCCAAGTCAGTTTGGGTATCAGCAGCCCGAGATCCCACCGCCACACTTCAATCTGCGGGGCGAAGAGATACCGGAGCGTCGGTTGTTGGTGGATATTGCCAATGTGTCACTGAGTGCTTATCAAGAAGGGGTGGTGGGTCATCTGATGGAGAAGCTCCGCAGTATGGGCAAAGGGCTGGGGCACACCGAGATTGCCCGAGCGATCATGGCGCTTAACATTGTATACCCAGGCTTCAATCCTGAAGAGGCCAAATCGCGTCCTGAAGGGTACATTGCATCCCAGGGGCTCAAGAAAACGGTCAGAAACTTGAGCGGTTCAGGAAACAGGCGCCGGTTGTCGGGGCCATATGTGTACGATCCTGCGGTGGAAAAGACCTATGGCGACATATTTGCGCCAACTCAGATTGGAGAGTATAGCGCCAAGATTGCTCGGATGTTGGAGGAGGCAAAGGGGGAGGGCATTATTTTAGTGTATTCGCAGTATCTAGAGTCGGGTGCAGTACCGTTGGCGCTGGCGCTGGAACGAGCAGGGTATGCCCGACGAGACGGTCCGGCATTATGGGACGCCAATGGTCCGGCGCCGCCGCAGGAGCGGGGTGGGTATGTGCTGATCACGGGTGACAAGACGTTATCTCCCAACAACAAGGCGTCGGTCGCAATGGCGACGGCTCGGAATAATGCAAGAGGGGAAAAGGTGAAGGTGGTGGTGATTTCGCAGACGGGGTCGCAAGGAGTTGACTTGCGAGCGATTCGGCAGGTACATCTGCTCGACCCATGGTACAATCTTGGACGGGTGGCACAAATTGTGGGGCGGGCTCGGAGACGGTGTTCGCACGTGGATCTGCCGCCCGACCAGCGGAACGTATCGCTCTATTTTTATGGTACCCGGCTGCGGAACCGCGAGGAGGCTGCCGACGTCTACGTATACAGTTTAGCATCGGACAAGGCAGAGGAGGGTGGACGTATTACCCGAGCGTTGAAAGAGAATTCAGTGGATTGTTGGGTATCGGATGAAGGAAAGGCGGAAGAGGGACGAATAGTGCCGCAGGTAGCGTCTAATGGGGTGCGTACCGAGGTGTCAACTGCTCCAGAGGCATACACCATCGCTTGCGACTACCAACCCTCTTGCAGCTACCGGTGTGCTGGTGCCGAACCCGGTCCAATGGTCAAACCTATGTACAGCGATCGTCTCATAGAAATTGCTGGACCACCACTGCTGGCTGCACTACGCGGGCTCTTTGCAAAACGAGTGCACTATTCTCGTGATGATCTGCACCAGAAGCTCAGTCGGGATGGCAGCTACACAAATCTCCAGATAGATGCTGCCCTGACGGCGTTGGTAACTCAGCCCGAGCAGTGGGTAGTTAACCCCCGCGGGATTCCGGGACACGTTCAAAATATCGGACAGCACTATCTCTTTGCACCAGTGGGTTTGGAAGAAGCCCGGTTATCATTGCAAGACAGGCTAACTGGAGGAGTTACTATACCGCAGGCGGTAGAAGTGGAAGCTCCTGATGTTAAGTTGGGACAGGCCAAGGTATACAACGATGCTAGCGATGGCGCAAAGCTCGCTAAGATTATCTGGCGCCGTGCCAATCGAGACTACAAATATGAGCCTATCCAGCCGGGATTGCACGATATTCCGTGGGCGCAGGCGGCAGTTAATGTCTTTGCTGATGACCGCCCAGTTAAGCGTGGTTCAGCCGCGATCCTGCCGCCGGCCAACAGCCCAGATCCTCGCCCTGATGATGCCGCTGTTCACCAAAACTTGGTCCGAATGATTGTTATCCGCGAAGTAGAGATCCTGTCGGCGTCCTCAAAACTAGCACTGCTTCGGGCGGGAGCCAGTCGCAAGATCCAACTCGCTATTGGCGATGCCGGAGAAGAGGCGATTCTGTCGGCGTTGCTCAATCTCGGCGGTCCATTCCACCATCCTCCTCCTCTTGAATGGGACAACGTCTTTGTCTTTGGAGATTTCACCAATGGAACATTAGAGTATTATCGCGGCACACCGGGGCAAGAGCCGTCAGTTCGTCGAGCTTCGCCAGCAGAGATCAAAGAGTACATGGCCAACCGAGCCCCGATGCCACCGGCGGCCGTGGTGCATGGGATCATTGGACCACACAAGAAGCAGTATTTGGTATTTCGGGTAGTTGACACTCGCGCCAAGTCGTCTCAAACGGGTTGGCGGTGTGATCAAGCGGCCAAGCGCAACGTGCTTCGGGCGCTCAATGGACTGGCTCCGGGGATGTTTGATGAGGCCAATACCAAGGAAATCGGCAGTTCACGTGAATTGTGTGTTGATTTGGAGGTCATTCTGCGGTTCAAACAAGAACAAAAGGAAGATAACAAACAATGGATCATTAACTACGAGCAGATATTGCTCGGCAAGGCGGCAAATTGAGGCAAAGGCATTCTCAGCCAGTAGGATAGACATACGATGGCGGCTGCATCGGCACCGGCTCCTACGCTTGCGGCGACCACCCCATCGGTGGCGACCAACGATCCTCGAAAGCGGATCAAACACCATCTCTACAGTCGTCAGATGCTTTCACGCACATTTGTGCTGCCAGCGTGGATGATTGGTGCTCCAGCGATGCGAGGGTTGGCGGACGAAGCACGGAAGCTCGAGGGCAAGTGTGCGGCCGAGGGTCTGGTGCGACCTGGCAGTACTACCATTGCTTCGTATTCAGCAGGTGTGTGCGAGAATGGAGAGGTGGTCTACAATGTGAAGATTGAGTGTGATATTTGTTCTCCGGTCCCCGGACAGCGGATTAACAAGTGTACAATTGCGGGGATCACAAAGGTGGGTATCCGGGCATTCAAGGCGCCAGCGCCGGGTCCAGTTGAGATCTTCATTCCTCGTGACCATTACGGTGGCAGTGAATATTATTCGAGTCTGAAGGAGGGAGATGAGATTGATGTAATGGTGATGGCGCCACGATTTCAGCTTAATAGCCGTTCTGTAACAGTGCTGGCGGATCTGTTGCCAAAGCGACCTTACACCCGATTGGTAATTCAACCGAACTAGAGGTGTTTGCACAGTTCTAAACTAGCAGGCCATGAAGGTGGAAGAACTAGAACGGGTGCGCGATGAGATCGAGGCATTTCCACCTATTCATCAGGAGCAGATCTATGCGCTCATGCTCAAGGGTAAGGCATCGATGCAAGACACGTCCCAAGGAATGCTGATCAATCTGGGAACGCTGTCGGATGAGCTCTTGGCAGAGATCATCAAGTACGCCAATTACGTCAAGGAGCAAGAGGCGTCGATCACAAAGGATGAAGAGATCAAGGATGAGCTGCGAGAAAACTACTTTGGGGCAAACACAGAGCAAATGTAGTCATCTCCCTTACGATGTCCAAGGAGCTGATGCGCGAGTACAATGCTTTTTCGCTGACAACGGCACTGAAGCCATCGGATACACCAAAGACGTATTCCCAACCAACCACCACATCTCCTCTTGCATCATCGGCTAATGCGAATGTAAGTGGGGATGTAGGCAAAACGCAATGGAGCAAGATGTTCAATGGGATGACAAAGGATCGGCGAATTGAGGTGATCGGCAAGGCAATTCAGCAGGTGCAGGAGTCAAATTATCGAGGGTTGCGAAAGGGACCGCTAGTGTCCGAGTTGCGGCGGGGGCTCACAGGTGTGCTTCCAACGTCAGATTCAGCCAAATTTTTTCTGATGCAAGCAGCGTTTGACTGCGGCTACCAATACATGTTTCGTGCTGATCGGTGGCATTGGCCTCAGCGGCATTCAGGGGTACCATCCACAATAACCAAGTGGACGGTACTCAAACCGGACGGATCAATTACATTGGAAACTCCGAAGCAGGGAGACAGCGTGGGAGTAGAGAACCCTTGGCGTCCACTTAAGGCGCGAGGGGCTTACAAGAAGCCGGAGTTAATGGAGATGGTGCGAATCTTGGTAGGCGAGGTTCCACCCAAGGCCAAGGCGGACGAATTGTATGCGATGTTGGTAGGGAAGCTACAGCCTTTGGGCCAGCCCTGATATTGGTTCTGAGCCGCAAA